GCGCTTGTGTGGGCATCCCTTGCGTCGGTGTTCCTGGTGCTAACTCGTGGAAGAAACACTACACAAGATTACTCGCCGACTTTGAAAGAGTCTATGTCTTCGCGGACGGAGACCAACCAGGGCGTGAGTTTGCCTCTTCACTTGCAAGAGAACTCCCTGTTACTGTCGTCCAATTCCCCGACGGAGAAGACGACAACTCATATTATACGAACTATGGGTCGTCGGCAGTTCTACAAAAGGCGGGGTTTCTTGAATGATTGAACCTGAACCCGAGAACTATTGCAAACATTGTGAGGTTCAGTTCGATAATGCCTTCGATTATATTGACCATATGCTCGAAGATGATGAGCAGTTCGACCCCTACTTAGTACTGCCCAATGGAATCAAACTAATGATTGGTTCGTTACTCAGATTTATATTTGAACACGCGGACAAAGTAGATGAAATCAGACAAATTTCTCAATCCACATATGTTACACTATTCGCTGCAGAGACAGATGAGTTCTCTCTTCAGGAGATGATAGAGGACGTCATTGTGGATAACGAGATGTTATTCTTTGATGATGCCTTAAGAAAACTTCTAGAAGAGGATAGACCTAATGACAACAAGGATGGAGCGTGAAGAGATATGGCAGATTACAAAACATCTGACTGGTATGGGGTACAAGATTACATCGACCGTATCAGAGAACGGGATACTAACCCTCACCCTATCTATTCCTCTGCTTTCTACCAAGAAGTAGGACAAACCTTTGATGAACTTAAAGAACTTCTCACGAGGAAACATATTGATTACGGTCCGAAGAATATATCTCAATCGCCAGGTGGACCTATCAATGGACTGCGAGTACGTATGCACGACAAACTCGCAAGGATTAACAACCTCGTCGACACACAAGTGTCGGACCCACAATACGAATCACTCGAAGACTCGTTCAAGGATATGGCGAACTACGCAATCATAGGTCTTCTAGTCTTAAGAGGTAAGTGGGATAGAGAGTGATAGTTAATCTAAGTAAGGACGAGGTTCGTGTCTGCACTATGCTGGCAGTCGAACGCTGGCTTACTAAGTTTGGTTCAGTTGATAGACCTAACTATGCCGAGGGTAAGAAGGCTGGGAAACTAGAGCCTGAGATTAACGCCAACATCAGAGCAAACGTGGCTGAGTGGGCGGTGGCTAAGCACTACCAACTCCAATGGTCTGTGCCCTGGTATCCAAATGAACTACATCCACAGCGCAAGAACTTGCCTGATGTAGGTACAAAGTTTGAGGTAAGAACTGTTAGGACTCAAGACTCAATCCCATTCTGGGATAAAGACATAGGCAAAACAATCGTAGGTGTCAAGGTATTAGATGAAGAGTACTACTCACAGGTGCAGATATACGGCCTGTTCGTAGCCTCTGACTTTATGCTTGACCAGTATTACAAAGCAGACATTGGTGGCTGGAGAGTCCCAATCCAAACGATAATAGGACAACAATGAACGAACAAGAACTCTTCGATTGGCTAAGGGCTAATCACTTCCCCGACCTGACAAGGTCAGAGTCCGAGTTCGATGGCTTTGATTGCCAGTCGGACGAGAAGAAACTATTCATAGAACTTAAGTCACGAAAGACCCACTATGATGAACTACTTATCGAGAAGTATAAGTATGATTTCCTTGTGACTGAGGCGGGCAAGTTATCCTATACGCCCTGCTACATAAACTCGACCCCGCTTGGGGTCTATTTTTTTGACCTTGATAGTATACTTAAGTCAGAACTTGATATGAAGTGGCAGGACAAATGGCTCCCCACTACTACTGAGTTCGCTAACACAAGCAACCGCATTAAAAAGATAGGACTGTTGAACGTGAGTTGGGGAACTAAACTCGTATGAACTGGGAACGCATTCAGAAGTGGGACTATGTAGTAGATAGCGTGGCTATGGAATACTCACGCAAGTTTAATATGGTTGAGATTGAAGACTTAAGACAGAGTCTGTATCAATGGTTTGTTGAACACCCAAACAAGTTAGATGAGTGGGAAGCAATCGGTGAGAAGGACGCGAAGAACTTAATCTATCGTAGCCTACGCAACCAGGCTCTTGATTATTGCCAACGCTGGAAGGCTAAGTCTGTGGGCTATGACGTATCTGATTTGTATTACTATGCGCCTGAAGTTATCGAAGCCCTGTTGCCCTCTGTCTTAAGAGGTGAGTTTAATAGCGCACATAAACTTAATCTTGGTAGAACTAGTCACCCTTCTGCGCCCTCTGAAGGTGGCAATCTTGTGGCTATGATGGTAGAGATTGACTATGCGTACTGGAAGTTGTCAAAGGAAGATAGAAAGATTATCTTTATGCGTCACGCTGAGGCTATGGATTTCAAAGAGATGGCAAATCTTTTAGCATTAGGAACCGACGACGCTGCTCGTATGAGATACAAGCGTAGCCTTAATAAACTTATTAGGAAACTAGGTGGCTTCAAGCCATTCCCTGATTATGATTTACCAGATAAAGAAGAAGAGACTGAAGACTAGCGGTTGTCTGTCTTGTAAAACCCTGAGCCCTTAAACTGTATGCCAGGGGCAGACCACACTCTCTTCATAGTTCTATAGCACACGACGCACTCGGGGCCTACCTCGTAGTGTATCTGTGTTTCTTGGTATGACTTACATTCTTCACATCTGTATTCGTATGTTGGCATTGTCCTAGTCTATCTCCGTCGGGGCGGTAGCGATAGCACCGCACTCTTTACATTCTTGTCTTAAGTCATACCAGACTACAGTTCGAGTCTCTTCGTCCCACATAACTGTTATGTTCCACATCTTGCTACCACATAAGCAGACTAAGATTGGGTCTCCGCGTAGGTCTAACATCAGTAGTGATTATTTCTTAAGTGGTAAGTCATAGCCTTGCAGGGTGTTTCGTATCTGTGCTTGATGTATTTGTATCCGTGTAGGATTTGTATTGCGGGGTCTTTGTTAGTTTCCTTAAGTCGTTGAGCAATCCCAAACGCTGAGGAACCTTGCCTGTTCTTCGCAAGATGGTCATAGCGACTCTCTTTAGTAAATATATAATCAATACATCTCCACTCCATACCACGCCACCCGTATCCTGCCCAAGCATACCGCTTAGCCAGTCTTTTGTTGGCTCTTTTCTCTGCCATTGTTGCTTGTGTCCGCTCTTCTACTGCGGGCTTTTCGTGCTTTAGTATTGGGGGATTGAGATGCGGGGCTGACACTACAAGAACTGCACCAACCACCGCACTCACAACTACTGTTCGCTTTTTCATTAGGCAATCCTAGCAACTTTCTTCCTAACCTGTGCAACCATATAACCTTCGGCGCGGAAAGATACCTTGCTGGATTTCTTTAGTATCTTCCTGCGTTCATAGTTCATAAGCCCACCCCAGATAGAACCCTCGTGTAGGTTCTCATCTTCAAGTCCTTGCTTAAGACATAACTCACGGACAGGACACTCATTACATATCTCGACAGCCTCAATCATTCGCAAGATTTGTAGTTGTCTTTCGTCGGCAATCTTTGAAAACTTATACCACCATAGTTCAGGGTCAGGGTGCTTGGCACACAAGCCCTGTTCGTGCCAATCAGGTGGCATACTAAAGGAATCTTGTAGCACTATTGCACCACCCTTAAGTTGCTCTGTAGTTCTATAACTGATTGTGCTTTGCCATAGTCAATGTCCTCTGCGTGAAGAACTGAATACTCTTGGTGTTCATACAGCCACTCATCTTGTTGTTCATAACTTAAGTCGTTAAAGTTCTCAGGTAGTTCGCCCTTTGTTGTGACATCTATAATGCGGACACCTCTGAGTTCGTAAGTAACCCTAAACGTTTTCACTTTCCAACTCCTTCTCTGCTAGGTCTGCGAGGTAGGTATCTACTGCGAGTTCGTCTTGCTCTGCCTTCTCTAGTTGTATCTCTGCGTCTGTGATTACGTCGCTGATGTAGTCTTGGAATACTGACATAAGGTTTTCGGTATCCCAGATTTCAACTGCTACATCCCACGTTCCAGCCTTTGTTTCTTTGAACTCTGAGCCTACCCAAAATGCCATAATCTCTTGGTCTAGGTCGTAGTTGCGGGCTAGGGTTGCGATTACATTTCTAACTTTCATTGTCTTCTCCTGTCTTGATTTCGATTTGTTCTAAGGCTTGGCCGATTGCTCCTCGCCAATGCGAGGCTACACCTTCGGCTAAAGGTTTGTCAATGTCTAACTCCTGTGC